ACCTATTCCAGAAGAACTAGAACTGTACGAACAAGCAAAGAAACACCTAAAGCAGTACAGTTACCGTGATGTAGCCAATTGGTTAAGTGATCAATCAGGCCGACATATATCACACGTAGGACTATATAAGAGAGTTAGACTTGAGCAGAAGCGTAAGAGAGAAGCTGCAAACCAACGCTACCTTGCCGAGCGATACAAAGCGGCGCTCGACAAAGCGGAAAAAATCGAAGCCCAAATCCGTGGTGGTAGAGAAGAGTCCAGCCCAGCCGAAGCCTGAGCCTATTGATATTGAAGAAGCAATCCGTGAAGTTATCTTTGAACCTAATGAGGGGCCACAGACAGACTTTCTAGCTTCTACAGAACAAGAAGTACTTTACGGTGGATCAGCAGGTGGGGGTAAGTCCTACGCAATGATTGCTGACCCTGTGCGGTACCTGAACAATCCTAATGCTAGGATGCTCCTTGTACGTAGGAGTACAGAAGAACTTAGAGAACTTATCTCAGTATCCAAACAGCTTTACCCTAAAGCTATTCCTGGGATTAAGTTTATGGAACGAGATAAGACTTGGGTAGCCCCTAGTGGTGCAACTCTCTGGATGTCTTACCTAGACCGTGACGATGACGTTATGAGGTACCAAGGTCAGGCCTTTAACTGGATTGGCTTTGACGAACTTACACAGTGGCCCACTCCATACCCTTGGAACTACATGAGGTCACGACTTAGAACAACTAGAGCTAGTGGCTTACCGCTCTACATGAGGGCTACTAGCAACCCTGGAGGTCCAGGACATCAGTGGGTCAAGAAGACTTTTATTGATCCTAACACCCCCAGTGAAGCATTTTGGGCAACGGATACAGATAGTGGTGAAGTTATATGCTGGCCGAAAGGTCATAGTAGAGAAGGTGAGCCACTGTTTAAACGTAGGTTTATACCTGCTACCTTATTCGATAATCCTTACCTAGCAGATGATGGCATGTATGAGGCTAATCTTCTGTCGTTACCTGAGCATCAGCGAAGGCAGCTACTAGAAGGTGACTGGGATATTAATGAAGGTGCAGCCTTCCCAGAGTTTAATCGTAAAGATCATGTAATAGAGCCTTACGATATACCTAACAGTTGGGTAAAGTTTAGAGCTTGTGACTATGGCTATGGATCTGCTACAGGTGTACTTTGGTTTACTGTAACTCCTTCTGAGCAAGTAGTTGTTTATAGAGAGATGTATGTTTCTAAAGTTACTGCTACAGACTTAGCAGATATGATACTAGAAGCTGAAGATGGGGAGAAGATGCGCTATGGTGTTTTGGATTCTAGTTTATGGCATAACCGTGGTGATACTGGGCCATCATTGGCTGAACAGATGAATATGAAAGGTTGCCGCTGGCGTCCTTCAGATAGATCTAGAGGCTCTCGTGTAGCTGGTAAGAACGAAATACATAGACGCTTACAAGTAGATGAGTTTACTGAAGAACCTAGAATGGTCTTCTTTAATAACTGCACTAATACTATTTCTCAAATACCTGCTATACCTTTAGATAAGAATAACCCTGAAGATGTAGATACACATGCAGAAGATCACTTGTATGACGCCTTAAGGTACGGTATAATGACTAGACCACGAAGTAATTTGTTTGATTTTGATAGCAACAATCATAGCTCGGGGTTTCAAGCTTCAGACGCAACCTTTGGATATTAAGGATAAGACATGGAAGAAGATTTTGAAGACATGATCATGGACACGGAGGGAACTTCCTCTATTGATGATGTTAAAAAAGAAGATTACTCAGACCCAGCAGCAGGTCAAATTGTAACTTTTGTTGCTGATAAGTATTCAAAGGCAGAGACTGCACGTAAGGTTGACGAAGAGCGTTGGGTACAAGCTTACCGTAACTACCGTGGCATATATGGACCTGATGTACAATTTAGTTCTACTGAACGTTCTAACATATTTGTTAAAGTTACTAAGACTAAAGTACTAGCTGCTTACGGTCAGATTGCTGAAGTCCTGTTTGGTGGTAATAAGTTTCCTATTACTATTGACCCTTCTATACTACCAGACGGTGTAGAAGAAACAGTAAGCTTTGAAACTAACCCAGATCAACGTAAGGCTCAAGAGTCACTACCTGAGCTACTTCCTGGTGAAACAACTCAAGATCTTAAAGAGCGTCTTGCAGGTATGGAAAAAGGTCTTGATCCAGTAATGGATTACCTAAAACCTGGACCAGCTAAGACTCCTACTTCTCCTCAGTTTCACCCTGCAGATGAGTCTGCAAAGAAAATGGAGAAGAAGATACACGACCAACTAGAAGAGTCTCACGCAAAGAAGCATCTTCGTGCTGCAGCCTTTGAGTCAGCTCTTTTTGGTACTGGCATTATGAAAGGTCCATTTGCTGTAGATAAAGAGTATGCTAACTGGGATGAAGAGGGTAATTACTCTCCGGTGTTTAAAACTGTCCCACAGACTAGCTCTGTATCTATCTGGAATTTCTACCCTGACCCAGATGCTGCTACTATGGAAGAGGCAGAGTACGTTGTAGAACGTCACAAGATGTCTCGTTCACAAGTACGTGGTCTAAAGAATCGCCCATACTTCCGTGAGAATGCTATTAATAATGCCTTACAACTTGGTGAGTCCTACAACAAAGAGTGGTGGGAACAAGTTATGGAAGATAACGGAGAGCAAGAACAAGCAGAACGCTTTGAAGTTCTTGAGTTCTGGGGTTTTGTAGATACCTCTATTTTAGAAGAACAAGATGTAGATATTCCCAGTGAGCTTAAAGACGCAGAGCAACTCAGTGTAAATATCTGGATTTGTAACGGGCAAGTTTTACGCCTAGTGATGAACCCCTTTACCCCTGCATATATACCATACTATACTGCACCTTATGAGATGAATCCTTATAGCATCTTTGGTGTAGGTATTGCAGAAAACATGGATGATACTCAAACCCTAATGAATGGGTTTATGCGTATGGCGGTAGATAATGCTGCACTATCAGGCAATCTACTTATTGAGGTTGACGAGACGAATCTCGTCCCAGGGCAAGACCTCTCCGTGTATCCAGGGAAGGTGTTTAGGAGACAGGGAGGGGCACCTGGTCAAGCCGTGTTCGGCACCAAGTTCCCTAACGTATCTAACGAGAACATGCAAATGTTTGACAAAGCAAGAGTCTTAGCAGATGAGTCAACTGGATTCCCATCTTTTGCACACGGACAAACTGGAGTATCAGGAGTAGGAAGGACTGCTTCTGGCATTAGTATGCTTATGTCTGCAGCTAACGGCAGTATACGAAATGTTGTCAAGAACATAGATGACTACTTACTTGGACCACTAGGCAAAGCCTTCTTTAACTTTAATATGCAGTTTAACTTTGACTCAGATATTAAAGGTGACCTTGAAGTAAAAGCTCGTGGCACTGAAAGTCTTATGGCTAATGAAGTACGTAGCCAACGCCTGATGCAGTTCCTGCAAGTTGTACAGAATCCTGCATTAGCACCGTTTGCACGTATGGATTATATTGTACGTGAGATTGCTAAGTCTATGGATCTTGATCCTGATAAGGTTGGCAACAACATGGCACAGGCAGCAGTACAAGCTGAGATCCTAAAAGAGTTCCAAGCAGCTAACCCACCACCAGCACCAGAACCAGGAGTAGCACCTCCAGCTGGTCCTCAGGGCGCTCCTGCTGGCGCACAGGTACAGGATACTCAAGGTAGCGGGGGTGGCACCATAGGTACTGGGACAGCTCCTACACCAGGAGAACAGGGCTTCTCAGGTAATCAACAGGTACAATGAAACTAGTCGTGAACAATACACTAAAGCCTTTTGTAAATAACCCAGAGTTATACACTCCGTTTATCGAAGAGATTGCTGAACGGATCGCCTTTACACATGTAACACTAGAACAGTCTAGAGAGATTGATGAGATCTACAGGCTACAAGGTGAGATACGTGCACTAAGATCATTATTAAAGTTGAGGGATAAAGTTAATGCCTGAGCAGTCTATAAACGAGCAGACCAGACAAATGATGGGTATGCCTACCTCTGGTGATCCAGCTATTATAGATCCTACTACTGGAAGACCTTATACTCCTGATGCTTCTATGCGTCAACAAGAGGAAATAACTCGTCAAGCAAAAGTTAAAGAAGAGTTTAATTTACTTCAAGATGAAAAACGTGCTGATGTAAGAGATGAAGCAAAAATATCTACATTGCTTGAAACACCAGAAACAGAAAACCTTGCAGAAGAAATTACTGAGGACTTAAATCAATTAAAAGATCCTTTAAGCTCAATTAGACCTAAAGTTAGACCTAAAGAGTTAGAACA